GCTTGGTGTATTGGTAGCATCATCTTTTTCTGAGCTTCTCTACCTTTTTTTTGCTCTGCAAATAATTCACCAGCTCTACCAGATTCAGCTTCCATAACAGACATCTGACGATCTCTTATTGAAGAATCAAAATTAAATCTTTGTTGATCTAGATTAAGAGCTTCATCTGCCTGATCCAGCTTTCTTGTTTGGAGCATCTGATCTACATCCATCTTACGCATAGTAAGAAGAAGTGTAGGCATCTCATTGAGAAACTCGTTTATGTATTGTCCTGATTCATATGCCATAATTAAACCTACTTGTTATGTTTAATAAATTTAAAATATCATCCATCATCAGAAACCACCCTCCAACTTCCGTTTTGATATATCCAGTCTTCTCCACCCTGATCAGTCCAAGTTGTGTTATCACTGGGAATACCGCCAGTCCATCCAGATGGTCCTGTACCACCTCCATTATTATTATTATTTCCACCGCCTTCCCAACTAATTCCTCCAGAATTTCTGCCCAATAGCCCTGTGGCAACATCTCTGAATGAAGACTCCATGCCCCTTCGAGCACTTTGTAAATCACCAGTAAATCCAAGAAGACCAGCTTGAAGACCTTGACCATACTGCTGTCCTATTCCTTGTAGACCTTGCTGCATTCCATAACCTTGTCTACCGAAACCGCCTCCTCCTATTGAAGAAAGACCTTGCCCTCCACCTAATTGCATTACCTGACCTTGACCCTGTGTACGTAATCCAGACATACCTTGAGCAAAACCAGCCCTAGCCATACCGACATCTTCTTGATAATCTTCTGCTATCCCCCCAAAGAAATGCCCCACCTTAGATGGGTCAATATCCATTCCTAAGCCTTCTAAATAACTTTGATAGTCCTGATTAGGGTCCCTATTACCTTGAAAAGCCTGAGAAAGCCAAGGGTTAATTGAGCCCGGATTATTAGTATTCCTAGTGGGATTAACAGCATTGGTAGTAGTGTTATAAACAGTAGTTCCAGAGCCCGGATCATAATTGGTAGCAGACCATTCACTTAAGTTATTGAGCCAATCTGACATCAGGAGCCACCAAGCATATTTAAAAGACTGCCCTGTTGACCTTGATTCATAAATGCTTGAAGTGCATCATCAGATTGCCCCATCCATTGTTGATAATTCATACCACCAAATTGATCTTGGACTGGAATTCTTTGTCCTAGGGACTTTAATACTTCTGGATTAGTTATTCTACCTGCGTGGTCCATTGTGCTCATACCAGCTGCTTTTCTCATTGCTGCATCATAAGTAGTCGGTGCTGGAGCAGTAGGTGAATATGGAGTTGGTACAGATGTAGATAGATCAGCACCTAAAGGATTTGTACCAAATTGCTGTGTCGGAGTAAGTCCTTGTCCAACAGGTAGTGGTCCTTGTGGACCAACTGAAGGATTGAGTCTTCTTACAACATCTTCTTGTCCATATATACCAGATTCAGGACCAGCTTGATATGCGGCTCTGCCCTTTACTCCTTCAATAAAATCTCTTGCATTAGGATCGCCAGTCATTAATCCTAGTTTTTGATCGGGGCTACCAAACCTTCCAATGAATTTATCTTTCATTTTGCCCATTGTTGGTTTAAAATATTTCTGCATTGTATATGCAGAGAAAGCATCTTTAGCAGTATCTGTAAGCATACGCTCACGTATACCAGCCTGATAGTCACCTATTTCTTTTCCAAATTTTCTTTGTTCACCTTGGTGAAATAGAGCGTCTATATTTTTATCAGCATCACGTTCTAGACCGCCACCTAAGGCTCTCCCTACCGATCTTCCTGCAAGTCCGCCTAAGCCCGTTAATCCCGCAGCTATTGGAGCAGCTAGTCCGCCTGTTGCTGCAGTTGCTATACCAGCACCAAGAAGACCGAGTGTTCTTCCCCAACCTCCCCATTTTGCAGCTTTAGTACGCCTTGCTTGTTCTCTATTGTGTGCAGATTCAAAAGCAGCTCTATCCTGTGCTTCCTGACCTGCCATTGCCATTTGTCCGTATGTAGCCATAATACTGTCCTTAATCTAATAATAAATTGTTGTTTTTAGAATTATCATTACACATATAAATAACATCTTATAACGCACATATTAAATGTCCCGCAAAATATGAATTATGCGATTGTGTTCCAACGAATGTATTTATTGTACTACCTGAGCCATTATAAACATCTACTCTAATTTGATCGCCTATGCTTAATTGAGACTGAGTAATGGAGTGTACAAATACATACCTATCATCTGGGTAATCATTCTTAACATGATGTACTGTATTGCTCAAAGGTGAACTATCTGTAATATTATATATCCTGATATCTAATCTTTCTCCATCATCCATATGCTCACTGAAAGAATCTTCATATAAAACTTGAGCAGTAAAAAAATATATACCCTTAACAGGGGCGACAAAATACTCATTTGAAAGATCAAAGTTTGAGCCGTTGTCGTACTCCGATGATGCAAGTGTAATGTTCCTCCAATCCCCAGTAGCCAATGATTGATTTGCTGTTGCCACAGCTTTAAAGGCAGGGTAGTTATTTATGATTAACTTATTTGATAGATTTATATTACCATTAACTTTGAGATTCTTCTCGACATATTCATTACCATCCTTACTTAGATGTGAACGCCACAATACGCCTTTTTCCCTGCGGTATCGCACAAGTATTCCATCTCTACCAAGGTGCAAGGATTCTTCACCATCACGCATTGATCTAAGAGATGGTTGTGAATTCACAAGGCTAATCTTATCCTGCTTTCTATTATTGATACTTCTCTGTATTCTATCCATCAGACTATCTTCTTATGGATTACTCTGTATTCAAAACCAATATCGCTAATTTGCAATGTGGGATCATCCGTACTTGAATCCAGATATAGAGATATTCTACCACAACTAACTGGAGAAGACGGAGCAATCTTTACAGTAGTAAAACTAGCGGCAGTAGCCATAGTACCAGCTAATGCTGTTGACGTTCCGTTTGGCTGTACCAATGTAAACTTATTTGTTAAAGCATGATCTGTGCATTTATATGTTATATATACAGCATAGATTTTCTTTATAATATCAGGATTCCCAAAATCATAATATTTGGTTTTAAACTCAATCTGTGCTACGGTAGCCTGAGCTCTGTAAAGTTGATAAAAGTCTATTGTATCACCTTCATCATGTGCTATAATAGTATTATTGCTATCAGTGTCTACAGAATTAGTAATGCCATCATTTGAAACTGGAACAAAGTCATTTAGGAACGTGAATGTATTTGTCTTCAAGTCGCACAGATAGGCATCTCCGTCGCTAGATGCGTCCTTTATAATGAAGACCATAGATTCTTGTTCATCATAAATTATAATAGTATTAGAACCAACATGACTTGACCAATCAGAATCGCTTATAAGATTATCAGAGAGATTTTTTATATTCTGCCCATTATATAGAAACAAGCCTTGAGAATTTGCCCATACAAGTCCATACTGCGTTTTCTTAACCGCCTCTGGGTGTAATACTCCCTGATATTTTTTACTATCCTCCAAGAACCAATTCTTGTCGTCACCAGCTATATTGATAATATCAACACTATGTTTTTTAAAAGCGAGTAAACGATCTGCAAATGAATCTATAGCAACGTATTCATCGAACTCTCCCTTAGCAGCTTCAATATAATTATGAGAAGGAAACGTATCGAACCTATTGGGCATAGAGTACATTATCCTGTCACCGTAATGATCTGGGGATGAGTTGGATTTGCTGATACCAGACTGCTCGTTCTTTACTGTAACATTACATACGAATGTTCTATTATTAGCAATTACTGAATCCTTCCAAGATTCTCCTTGATCTCCGATAGCATTGCTAAATATACTTGACGGATATCCATTAATAAGTTCGTATGTTAAAAGACCTAATTCTTTTATTTCAAAATTACCAGTAGCAGTAGCCGTAGGACAATTATATGTATTTGAACCAGCATCGTGCCAAGCTGTATATGTATCTGTTAGGTTTCTCCTGCACCCTTTACCGAGGTCAATATCTATGAGCATGATCCACTCTTCATCTTTGCTTTGATCTCTGATATAAATCCTTCCGCCACTAATTCGTGGGTCATATGGACCCTTTGCACTCACGTTTAAAGACAGGGATTTTAAATCGTTTGCTGTAGATATAGTATGTGTATTGGCGTACAAGAGAGGTAAGGACTCCTGATTGCCATCATAGATAAATGTAGACGCACATTCATAGACACCAAATGGTATTAAACCGTCTACGTCTGTGTGTGAAATAATATTAAACTCAAATCCTTTTCCAGCACTAGCGGGATATGTAGTGAAGTTGGCTGGGGAATCAGTTGCTGCGGATGTCAGGTCATCTTCTGTGGGGGGAGCTAAGTCATTTGTTTTTTCATAATAACCAAGATAAGAATTGGCATCAGTGCTAGAATCAGCTTGATCAAAGTGCCTTCTATTCACAAAGCCATACCACTTAATTTGAGAGTCAGATGCGTCTGCTGTATCGCAACACCTAATTGATTGATCTACTGCGTAATATCTTACCTTAGATTTTATTCCAGTTTCACTGCTCCTTAGCGTAATACTATCTGATTCCCATTTAGTAGTAGAGTTAGCTGAAAAAGTATCTATCTTGTGCTCTTTGGGGTTGGCGATTAGCTTAACTTGATCTCCAGTAGAAAAGCCTTGAACAGTCGCTGCCCAAAAGTTTTCGCTTCCAGTTTCAATGACTATGGGTATATTCCTATCAAGAATTAAATTATTTGTATTAACATGTCCAACAACATTGTAAACCCCTTGACCGTCAGGGTCTATTCCGTTACTGGGAAATGTAGGAGCAGTTACTAGAATCTTAGTTCCAACTGCAAACTTGCCTGCTAGATTAATATCGGCACCGTTTACCTTGCAGCTTAATGTATTTGCTGTGGTCGAGCTTAAGAATTTAAAACCATCTTCACTGCCTCCTGTTTGATCTGCTGTAGTGACATTTGCGGAAACGCCATCTCTCGTATAATCTACTTCAAAATAACCAAGACCATAACCCGCCTGAACAGACTCTCCTGAAGTAGTTGAATTTATATTTGTGTTACTATAGGTAGAGCGAGTTAAGAGATTTCCATTTCCATTGGGAGCAACCTGAGAAGTGCCAGACATATTATATGCTGACTGTATAATACCACGTATGTTAAACATGACATTCTTAGCTTGACGTACTTGATTATCGTTAATATCAACACCAGATTGCAAGGTGTTAAGACCTCCACTAAAGTCTTTAACTTGAAGTATCTGCTTGGGCATGATCTTATTCTTTTAATTCAAAATGAACTAGATCATCAAATGAATTATCTTTAGTGGTGCGTTGACCTTTGTAAAGACTAGACGCTGACCAGTCTCCACCCCAGCGAATATTCA